CCTCAGTAAGGGTTTATACCGTGATGAAGTATCCACGCCTCACACAGCATGGCTTCCAAGTCTTCATGGGTATCTGCCAATAAGGCAGGTGAAATCCTGGGCCTTGATCGCAAAACTCTCTTTCAGTACCGTGATGACGGCACACTAAAGCTCGGGCCGCATTTTGCAGCTTTTTCAAACACCTTTTCGCGTGACAGCTACCGCTGGAACGTTGTTGCTGTCAAGAAACACTTGCAAGATGTCGGAGTACTTTCCGAGGCCGCTTGATGGATCGGTACAAACGTTTCCGCATTTGATGCGATAACAGAAGGTCGGTGATATTTACGCCTACCTTTTGATACGCCATTGCGCAGTACAGCTGTTCAGACAGAGATTGCAAGCAGTCCTGCCAATTGCGGGGCTGCTCTTCTTTTAGCCTGAAAATTATAGCCCATTGAGGGTGTACAGGGCTTACAGGGCGACGTTTGCCTTGTATGTAGATCGAGGCCTCAGGACCCCAGGAGAAGCCTTCTAGGGCGTCTGGAGTAAGTCCATAGGTCGCAATCATACCAAACAGCCAAGCTAGTCGGCTGCGTCTTCGATTCGTCCGTAGTTTAAAATACTCATCAACGATGGTTTGGTCGTTGGGAGGGGTATGTGTCATGACTGTATTGGTTAGTGTCCCAGAACAATAGTCATCCGGAGCAGGAACCGCGAGCGAGTACAGAAGTCCTTAATAAGTCCCATGAGACTTAATAAGATTATACAATCAGTAACAAATCTTTTGTTTTAACCTTCCTTCATAAACCCCTTTTCTTTCAGCCACTCGCCTGTTAAAGGAGTAGGGGTGTAGTACTCCCACATTTTCAGCGGTCCCGCACAAACATCCAAGGCGTCTTTGGTCTTCTCTTCTACGTACATTGCCCACATCGCCTCGGCTTCAAAAGGCAATACGTTTTTTGGATACGTCCGCTCTGCTCCTCTACGAATCCAGTCAGGGACATCTTCTTCTGGAAAAATCAAAGCTGTAAACGTGTTGTCTAAAGTTCCCGCCATGCAGTCTTGTGCGGTATGCCATGCTTCATGGCGAATGACCTGAATCATCTTGGTGGGTTGCTCCAAGTAAAACTTGTTTAAAAAAATATTGTTTAAACGTACGTCATAAACACCTCGCATCCTCATTGCGAAATACTTTTCATCGGCTACAAAAATTCCTGCACCGATTTTGTCCAGTGCTGCAATGATTCCATCTAGTTCGGATCCTGCAATCGCATATTCTGGGCCTAAGTCTGACCAGGTTTCTATCCGCTCCACGTCCTCAGTACATTCTCGCAGCATCATGCATCCCACAGAATCAAAGCTGCGCCACCTTTTAACTTTCTCTTCTCCAGCAAGAACAGGTGTCGTTAATGCAGCAACTGCTAAAACGGATGCAATAAATTTTTTCACGTAGATGATTAAAGATGTCTTAGTTGAATCGTATCAACTTTGATCTTCATCCGCAAAAATAGTTTTAAGCAGGCCCTATCCCGCTTGAAAAGGCTGACCAAGCTAATCCAATCGCTTCAATGGTTGAGGTTTCCCCCGTCGTATAAGGGAGATTTACAACGTCACCAGCATGGTAAATCGTTGGGATGCCACTGACTTTAATATCGCTAAAGCCATACTTACGTGATTCAATCTGCTCTGGGGAAAGTACAAAAGTACCGTCTACAATTTCACCAAAATCAGCCATTTAAGTCGCCGGTCCTTCGTTCTCAGATGGGTTGTATTCTTTGCCATTCTTGTCATACATTCTAAAACCATCCATCAAAATAAATGTAGATGGAATGTTGAATAGTTTTTGGAACATCGGCATCATCATTGGTGCCTGGCAGTTGTATGGAGGCACATCCATTTTGGATAAACCGCGAACTGATAATTCGTACGCAGCCGTTTGATTCTCTCGGTTGGTTTTTTCGACAAGATCACGTTCCCATTCAACAATACTTCCCATAGCCACAGGGAGATCTGAAGGTTCTGGTGGAAAAACTTTTTCAGCAAATTTCATTGCATAAATGTGTTTGCAATAACGCATCTCATCCAGCAACGGTGACCAAAAGTCAGTCAGCTCCGTGATCGTAAAACTTCCGTCTTCGTTTTTAACAGTTTTATAATCCCTGTATAGAGGAGGTCCTTCTGCAACAGCTCCCTCCAATGAAGGCAACGGGTTATTGCGAAGGTAACGTCCGCCAAACGACCGGAATACTCCCGGGTTGTCACGGGTAGTTCCACGGACAGTTGAGCTGTTTGGTGTAACTGTCGGGGGGATATTGTACTGTGCAGATGGTGCGCGAATTTCCATCTGTCGATCCAACTGTGCGCTAGTCATTGCATTATTATTAACCGCGTTTGCATCACCTTCTGTACCGGTCATAATTTCAAACCGTCCAGGGCGAAGAGTCGCAACACTGGTTCGAGGAAAAGCTTTTTTGTTTGTCGTACCAAGCTGAGACATGAAATAGTAATCACGTCTTGAAAAATCTTGGCAAGAGCAACAGTATCTTGTCCCTGTAATTAAAAATCTTCCTACATGAGGGTCTTCACGTGCTGGTGTTTGGAACACACCATCCGGAGTAGCTTCAACAGAACCAAGCTTTTGCAGCTTTAAAATCCCCTTAACTTCGTCTGTTTCGACTAAAACTGCCTGAATATAACCGTATCGTTTTTGTGTGTCGGGGTCAATAGTCGCTGATGTTATAGGAGCACCGCCAACTTCAACAACACGATCTTCCAAGATTTCGCCGTTGATTGGGTATTGTTTTGGAACAATCTCTCTGCCTCCTACAACGACAGGAGGAATAAACAAAGGAGGTGGCAATGGTGTATTTTCATCCCAACCACCGTTCAGTTCTACATACCAGAAATCTTCAGTTTCCGTTACAGCCTTGATAGAAGCAGTGACGCCACCACCACCTCGTAAGTTGTCAAACCTAAGGCTTCCACCAACACGCACACCTGCCCAATGCATGCCAAGTTCTTTGTTTTTCGTTGGAAATCCTTGGCAAATACCAGGGACTTGCGGTGGGTTCACACCTGGAGGTAAAACTGTTCCTGGTGGTAGCGGAATAAGGTAGTTAAAGGTATATGAATACGATTCGTCATACAGGCTATTAGCATAAATTTCAAAGCCCCTACGCCATCTAGACCAAGCAGATTCCCTGTTGGCGCTATAAATAGAGTCCGGAACTGAGCCTTGAGAAAACTCAGTCCGGATGGGCAACACTCTATTTGTACTGAAGTCTTGTCTTTTATTGAAAGAACCGAAAGAACTTCCGCTTCTTTTAGCCATACTTAGAAGAATCCACCCTGCGCAATGATGTGAGCGCCAGGAGTATATCCAGAAATATTCGGACCGTCGGGGAATACCCCAACGTAAATACGGTCGCCACGCTCAAGAACAATACCACGGTTGCGAAGAGGGGCACCAGCGCCTAGGCCATCGGTATTACCGGCTTGCGCAACAGGAGTCGCAAGCTGAGGTATTAAGTCAGAACAATCAACAACACCGCTGTTGGCAGGTATTGTCTTGGCGAACAAGACTTTGTAGTCACCAGATGCAGGAATAGGCGTAGTGGTTCCGCGTGTATGGTAGAAAACAAAGGTTGCTGCAGGCATTTCACCGTATGCAACACCTTGATAAGTAAAGCCAGAGGCAATACCCCCGGAATAATTCAAGGCAGTATTAACACCTGTAAGGGTGCTAGAGCCGGTATAGGTGTAGTAACCATATCCGCTAGCAGTGCCGTTGGTGAGGACGTCAGTATCAGAAATAAAAACAATCTGTCCGCTCACCAAAGAAATAACAGAGCCTGAAGTAGTAGTGTTTACTTCAAAATCTTCTTCACGATAGAAGTCGTTCCTGGTAATCGTAATGGAATCTACAACACCACCGTTATTATTATCTTCACTTAAGGCAGCATCCATATCCACCAGAATGGACGGTGCCTGACCACCCTGCACAAACACAGTGTTAGTAGATGCACTACCAACAGTCTGTGTAGTTACGCGAACTGAGTCAAATAAAGGCCGGTCAACAAGAAGCGGCTGTTTATTGGTGGAGGTACTAGACACTTCTAACTATGCTGCTTTTTTCTAATTATAGCGTTAGCGACCAAACATAGACATCGCGTTAATAAATCCTGGCGAATATTGTGCCACAACATTTTGAGAAAGTGCTTCCGGATTGTTTTGTATTGTTAGAAATTCCTGCAATCGATTAGGTGTCTTTTCAGCTTTAAATTTACTCCTGGCGCTGAAAACCCTTCCCATGTCAGCAGGAGTAGCAATGCTTGTCTGAATAATCGGCTCTGGGCCTTGTGCAGAAGAAATGTATTCTTCAAGATAGCTTCTTAAAAAATTTTCAACTTTAGACATTAGAATATCCCTCCAAACGGGTTCATGGCGTTAGAAAGAACTGATTGAAGTACAGAGTCCCGTAAGGAGTCTGCTAACGAATTTTTCTTAATAAGTTCCGACTTAGTTTCCAAACCAAGAGATTGACCAAGAAGAGACCTGGCAATAGAGGATCGATCAGACTCAGGTTTTGCTCCATCACTTTTCATATCCAGGCCGCCAGCTGCAGCACTTGCCCCTCCATAACTTTGTCCAGTGCTTGCAATCTGTGCCGCACCAGGGACGTATTTCTTATACTTACCTGACTTATAAACAGACCAGGCATTAGGTCCTTGTGTATCAAAAATACGTTTTGCTGCCCTCATGTTTGTGAGGGGATCATATAACTCACTTTTTTCTTTTAGGCCAAATTCGCGTAGTCTTGATTGACCTAGTTGATAGTCTGGGTAATCAATCATATTGACCTGCATCAGGCCATAGGATTCATCACCTGTTGAACGATCTGGATTTAAAGCCAAGGGATTTCCACCTGACTCAGCCCGAGCAATTCCAACAATCGTTGGAATTGTGCTTTCTTCAAATCCTGCTTGACGTGCAAGGGAAGCAAGCTGTGAATCAGAAAGACGAGACTGTCGTTCGGCCATTATCTCCACACCTCATTTAAATAAATCCTGGAACCAACAGCAGTATCGGCTGGGCCAGGTAATGCTTGAATAAACTCCGCGCCAGAACGTTCGTAGCGGTAACGTGCCTGGAAAGGATCTTTGTAATTAGGAACGTAAAGAATACCTGCCAAACGGTTTGTTTCGTACAGGTAAATCTCATCCCATACCTTCAATGCCTCTTTGGCATTGCTGGATTTAATCGTACGATCCACGTCGCCCAGGATCGTTTCAATTCTGGTAGAAGGGGAATCAGCGACTTCAGTTTTCTTTTCTGCAGTGTCGCAGCGGCCAATCTGAATGGTAATTTTGTCGTAGAAGAATGAATCCGGAATGGTATTCATAGCTTCTTCCAAACGGGCATAATCACCCGCTGGGACAGAAGTTGTAAAGTAGCCCAGGTGATACCTGACCCTACTTTTATCAAAGTCAGATAGCTGCACTACAAAGCCTCCGCGTCATTCAATTATAAATTGATGTAATCAATAAAAAACCCCGGTTGCCCGGGGAAGAAGCCTTACACTCTAATCAAATCAGCAGCAATAACAGAATCCCAATCAACCCGCTTGATTTGCTTTAGTTGTTCGAGATTATTGAATCTTTCACCCGATAAGGACATCTGGAGATCTTTGATTTCCCTGGCTGTTTTAAGGCCGATGCCCTTGATATGATCTGCGATCATCTGTGCGGTCGCCCCATTGATATTGAGGCGAGTATCAGGCGGGAAGTTACGGGGTTCTTCCTTTGCTGCTTTATCTTTTACCTGAAGAGTTTTTACCTTTTTGGTGGCGGGCTCGTCAGGTGTTAACTCGTTTTTGTAAGCGGTGAAAATGCGATCGTCTTGGTCTTGGACCATAAACCAATCGCCGTTATCAAACTCACTGACAATTTTTACACGAGTTCCCGTCTTTTTGTGCTGATAAAGCATAAGGACCAGATTTTATTTCTGGTCCTAGTTTACCTCAATCAGCTAATAGTGCGGGCGGGGATATAAGCTTCAATATCCTCGTAGCCAGGTGCTTCATCAGGCTGCAGGTAGCAGACTTCAGTCACCAGGTAACCCTTACGGTTTGCATCAGCATCTGCATCAGAGATGTAGAAACCGCCGGAGGTGGAGGTACCAGTCACGGTGGCGCGAGCAAACACCTTGAAGGTGGTAGCAGCGGTGATCTGCTTATGAATCACACCGGTAGCCAGACCAGCAGCACCAGTAGCGGTGGGGAAGGGCTGAGAGCTATAAGCAGCTGAGGCACCAGCGAAGTAAATTTCACCAGCACGGACACCAGCAGCGGTGGAGGTCAGGTTGGCCTGAGCAACGCCTTCGCCAGCGCCATTAGCGGACACAGGGCCGCTGCTGTCACGACAGAAGGTAATCACGTTGCCGGTAGCGGCGTAAACGCCGGAAGCAACGCGGCCATCACCCCAGCCAGAAGCCACAGAAACGGTGGCGCGATAAACGTAAGCAGGGATGGTGCTGCTGCCAGAAATCACCATGCCGGTGATATCGGTGCGGGTGTCGTCATTCCGATAGGGGGAAGGAACGATCACGTCGCCGGTAGCGGTAACGGCGGTGCCGGAGGCAGAAGGAACTGCCACATAACCGCGTTGTTGGAAGTAACGATAACCAGGAACGGCCAGCACCGAAGTGGGGCCGCCCTTGGTTTTGTCGTTGCTACCGCTGTCGTTGGTATCAATGTTTTTGTACCAACCGTTCAGGGGTTCTGCCCAGTTACCTGGGTAGATTTTCTTAGCCGACAAATAAGACATTTATTTCTCCTAGATGAGTTATCTATTTATAAGGATCAGATAGAGCCGTCGTCCTCGACGAAGCTGAAGCCGGTGGTCACGAAGTCCTTGTTCAGGATCTCGAAGCCAGCGTACAGTTGCCAGATGAGGATGATGAAGCGGCTGAAGTCATCGTTGTTGTTGATCAGCACCTGAGCGTTCGGGCCGCCGATACCAACACCGATGGACTGAGGACCGAAGAAGTAACCTTGGGCGACTTCTCTGGAAGAGTAGTTGCTACCACCATCGAAGGAAGAGGTGACGTTCTTGGTCGGGAAGTTGGTGGACTCGAAGAACTTCACACCTTCAAACTGGACGCCAGTAGGCATCACAGGCTCACCAGCCAGGAAGTAGGCCTGACCAGCCTGAGGACCCATGTAGAAGCTGGAGTTGTTAGGCATCATGGGGTTGCCCATGTACATGCCTTGACCAGGATTGCCAGCGTAACGGGCGATCTCGCGGAAGTCGCTGTCACGACGCAGGTGCATCATGAAGGTGGGATCCACGATGGCGCGATACAGGCCATCAGCGTAAGTAGGAACGTTACGCTTACGGAGGTCCTTAACAACAGTCAGCAGGTCAGTCTTGACAGAGAACTGCTGGGTCTGGGTGCCGTACTCAGCGGCGGTGTAGGAAACGCGACCGGAGGAATCCTTGGTCTTGCCACCAGCGAAGTAGTAACCACCTTGAGAAGTAGAGGCGGCACCGTTTGCTTCAGCTTTGGACAGTTCGTCGATGAAGACGCGGTCACGCCAACGGCGATAGTCGTCGAGCAGGGTCAGAGAACCGATGCTCTGGTGGAACATGTTCAGGTTGCCGGAATCCAGCAGGAGACGCTGAGCGGTCACCAGGGTTTCACGAGCAATCTTGAAGGTGCTGGGCTGGGTTGCATCACCCGGGTCCGCAGGACCGGTGTACTCCTTAAGCACAACAAGCACCTTCTCCTTGGTGATGTTGCGGCTGTTGGCGGTGCCAATGGTCTGGTCAGCAATGCGCTCACGGCTGTCCTTGGTACCAGGAGTACCCCAGAACTTGTAGCGGTCTAACTGAACGGTCTGACCGGGCTGACGGGTAA